GTATGATCCTAATTTTGAATACAGTGACGATCACAGTTTTTGGTCAAAGCAAAAAGATATCCAGCAACAATTAAGTGCGTTACAAAAACGTATTAACGATGCTGGTGGAAAAGTATCAGAGGGAACTAATCCCGAGTATGACGACGAAGCAGGTATGTCTGATAACAACTTAGAAACTTTAAGAAGAACAATCGACGGCATAGATGGTTTGATTAAGCCCGGTGATAATTTACCAGAATGGTGTCAGGAAAAAATTGCTGTTGCCAAATCTATGTTAGTAGCAGTATGGGACTACATGCAGTCCGAACAGGAAAGAGGCGCAATGGAAGGTGTTGGCGATTTAGGATATGACGCACAATCTTTAATAATGAAACTGCGACGAGATGTTGAAGAAAAAAGATTACAACCAACTCCGCAAGCAGTATTAGCGGCCGCATCAGAATTAGCAGGAGATATGAAATTTGCTCCTCAACTACTAGTTCAACAAGTCTTGGGCAAGGGTGTAGCAGAAGGCGGTGTTAAAGAATGGAAAAAGTCTACTAAGGCTCCTATGCGTCCAAAGAATCCGGTAGCCAAAGCACACCAAGCAATTGGTACAGGTTCAGGTTCTCATAAAGATAAAAAGAAAGAACTTCCGCGCAAAGCCAAACATAAAAAACAAGCAGAGCTTGCCGAAACAGCAACATACGATCGTAGATTGAATGTGTTACTAGAAGCAAAAGTTCTAACTAGCCAAATTAGAGATTATAGAAAAAAATAATTCATAAAAGACTTGACTTCTCCTGTGTACAACTATATACTATAGAACACAGGAGATTTTTTATGAGCAAAGCATTTGGCGCCCCAGAACAAGCAAAGATTAAACAGATTGTTTCAGAGGGCATGACAGTTATGCAAGAAATTCAAGACCTAACAGAAGGGTTGAACGAAACAATTAAAGCTGTCGCAGAAGAACTAGAAGTTAAACCTAGCGTGATCAAAAAAGCGATTAAAATTGCGCTTAAAGATCAATGGGATCAAGTATTCCGCGAGTTTGACGATTTGGAAACTATTGTTGATATTAGTGGTCATAGCTTCCGCAAGGAAGATTAATGTTAGGAACAATCTTTGAACCAACTATACAGTGGATAAAAGATGATTGGAGTTCTAATAAGCCTCGCTTTATTATTGAGCTCCTTGCTTGGGCTGTGTCTATTGGCTGTAGTATCACAATGGCAGTCACAGTCCCTAATCCTCCTCTTCTCGTATTATATCCTATCTGGATTAGTGGCTGTGCTATGTATGCTTGGGCTTCATGGACTAGGAAGAGCTTCGGTATGCTGGCTAATTACATCTTGCTAACAACCATTGACACAATCGGACTCATGAGAATGTTGTTCTGGCAATAATAAATAATATTGAGAAAGGTTCAGTCAGCCACAAATGACTAAGATAGAAGGTTGCCGGCCATAAGCGGTAGGAGAGATTATGAGTTATGTAGATGCGATCTGGAATCGCGACGACAACGTTATTCGCGTCGTTGAACGCGATCCAAAAAAGGGTAGAATCTTTACAGACTATCCAGCAAAGTATATTTTTTACTATCCCGATCAAAGGGGCAAGTACAAATCAATTTACGGTGAAAACCTATCAAAAGTTCAATGTAAAGACTTTAAAGAATTTGCTAAAGAACAAAGAATCCATAGTGGACATAAGTTATACGAAAGTGATATTAATCCAATCTTTCGTGTACTAGAAGAAAACTATCTAGGACAAGACTCCCCAAATTTAAATGTAGCGTTCTTCGACATTGAAGTAGACTTTGATCCAGAACGTGGCTACGCATCACCTGAAGATGCGTTTATGCCAATTACTGCAATCAGTGTCTACCTACAGTGGATGGAGACAATGGTTACTCTGGCTATTCCTCCAAAGACTATGACAAAGGAGCAGGCCAAGGAAGCCGTTAAAGAGTTTTCAAATACTATACTGTATGAAAATGAAGGAGAGATGCTTGATGAGTTTCTCAATTTAATTCAGGACGCAGATGTTATTAGTGGTTGGAATAGCGAAGGATTCGACGTTCCGTATACCGTTAATCGTGTTACTAAAGTCCTAAGCAAAGAGGACACACGTAGATTCTGTCTGTGGGACAAGTTTCCCAAGAAACGTGAATATGAAAAATATGGTAAAGATGCTGTAACATATGACTTCCACGGTCGTGTACACTTGGACAGTTTAGAATTGTATCGCAAGTATACATATGAAGAGCGCCATACCTATAGACTAGATGCTATCGGTGAAATGGAAATTGGCGAAAGCAAAACTGTCTACGAAGGTACATTAGATCAACTGTACAACAATGACTTTCGAAAGTTTATCGAATACAACAGACAAGATACTTTCTTGTTAAACAAACTAGATAAGAAGCTAAAGTTTATTTCTCTTGCCAGTACCGTCGCTCACGAAAACACAGTATTGTTACAAACAACAATGGGTGCGGTAGCTGTAACTGAACAGGCTATTATTAACGAAGCCCATCACAGGGGACTGATTGTTCCTAGTCGTCCAAAACGTGATGAAACTAAAGACGCACAGGCCGCAGGTGCTTACGTTGCGTATCCAAAGAAAGGCATTCATGATTGGATTGGTTCGTTAGACATTAACTCACTATACCCATCTGTCATTCGTGCGTTGAACATGGGTCCGGAAACTATCATTGGGCAGTTGCGTCAAGATTACACGCAAACAGAAATTGATGCTAAGATAGCTAAAGGTTCTAGTTTTGCCGCGGCATGGGAAGGTAAGTTTGCGTCTAACGAATATGAATTTGTTATGGCAAAGGACAAAGCCAACGAAATCATTATTGACTGGGAAGACGGAAACACCAATGTATTAACTGGTGCTCAAGTATACGATCTAATATATGAAAGCAATCAACCGTGGATGCTCAGTGCCAACGGTACAATCTTTACGCATGAACATGAAGGTATTATTCCTGGACTACTAGCACGTTGGTACAAAGAACGTAAAGATATGCAGAAGAAATTAAAGGAAGCTATCAATGCTGGAAACAAAATTGAAGAAGAATACTGGGATAAACGTCAGCTTGTTAAAAAGATTAATCTTAACAGCCTGTACGGTGCTATTCTCAACGTTGGTTGTCGTTTCTTTGACAATCGTATTGGTCAATCAACCACACTTACTGGGCGAGCCATTGCTCGCCACATGGCCTCAAAAATAAATGAAGTCGTTACTGGCGAATACAATCATTTGGGTAAAGCTATTATCTATGGTGATACTGACTCTGCTTATTTTAGTGCGTATGCTAGCCTTAAGAAAGACATTGACAAAGGATCCATTCCTTGGGACAAAGAAACTGTTATTCAAATTTACGATCAAATCGCAGATGAAGTTAACGGAACATTTCCACAGTTTATGTTAGACGCTTTCCACTCTCCAAAGTCTCGTGGAGAAGTTATTAAAGCAGGTCGAGAACTTGTTGCGATCAAAGGCCTATTCATTACTAAGAAACGGTATGCTGTTCTTTATTTTGATAAAGAAGGCAAGCGAAGTGATGTCGATGGCAAACCTGGTAAGATCAAGGCTATGGGCTTAGATTTGAAGCGTAGTGATACTCCAGAATTTATGCAAAAGTTTTTAGAAGAACTTCTAACTAAGGTACTTAACGGTAGCAAGGAAGAAGAGATTCTAGACCGAATTGGCGAATTTAGAACTGAGTTCAAAGCTAGACCCGGTTGGGAGAAAGGTAGTCCGAAAAGGGCTAACAATATTACAGAGTACGAGGCCAAAGAAAAGAAAGCTGGCAAAACAAATATGCCAGGCCACGTTCGGGCCAGTATTAACTGGAATACACTAAAACGTATGAACGGAGACAAATACTCTGTAAACATCGTTGACGGTATGAAGGTTATTGTATGTAAGCTAAAAGCCAATCCACTAGGGTATACGTCAGTTGCGTACCCAGTTGACGAATTACGCTTACCAAAGTGGTTCCAAGAATTGCCGTTTGATCACGGGGAAATGGAAACTACTATTATTAATAACAAACTGGAAAACCTTATTGGAGTTCTGGAATGGGATTTAGAATCGACTACACAAGATAACACCTTTGGTAGTCTGTTTAGTTTTGATTAAAAAATATTTGACTTTGCTCAAACACCTAACTATAATATACAAAAGGACTATATCATGAAAGACATTTTACAAGACATCGTATCACATACGCACAACCTAGGTTTTCTTAACATTGTTAAGGTAACTGGTACAGAAGACAAGACATTAGTAGATTCAA